TGTCTGTGTCTCTGTCTGTGCCTCTTTGCCGTCTGCTGAAGGCTGTCCCCAGACCAGCGTGATCTGTCCATTGGCACTGTCAGCATCAACGTCAGCTTTCTTGTGCCGCACACCTCTGGGCTGCATACGTGCAAATGTCCACTTCAATGTATCCACCTCCAACCGTCTGCGTTGCACTTCTGCGTTCGCATGTCTTGGGTCGAGTCCATCAGGCAATGGCGAACTGGCAAGGTCGTGCATGTGATCAGCTAACACCTCTGCCCCAATCGCTCTGGCTCTGGCATACATCTCATAGGCATCTTCATCACGCTGCACAGTTTGCAGCACAGTAGACCACCCAGGCATTTCAGCATTGTTATCACAAATGCTTCGCAACGATTTGCCTTTGGCAAGTTCATCGCACACCATTTGCATACGTTTTTTGGATAATCTTCCAGCCATTATCTATTTTCTTTTGCACCATCTAAATGCGTCAACTGCAAAATCATCGCCACAGGAATGATCATTTCACCGCTGATGTATGTTGTTGTCTGTTGTGTGTTTGAGGTGTCCACACTTGCTGCAATGATAATTTTTTCGTCATCTTCGTGAACAAGAAACCCTGCGGATTCGATTGTTGGCAAATCCTGTAAAGCAATGTCATTCAGGTCAACCCAATGACCCTCTGGGTGTGAGGCATCTTGCCAAACAACGTGGCAAATTCTGTGTTTCTGTTTGTGTTGTCACGCAAAAAACAATCCCCATAAAAAAGCACCAGACTGCGTGAGGCTAACAGTCTGGTGCGAAGTTTGGAAACCTAAAGGGAGGAGAAATAAAATGAATTTCCAAAGGTAAAGATTTTATGCACCAAATCGGGCAATCGCGTCAAAGGTTTTTTGTGCCTCTTTTTTCATGCAGCACTTTTGTCCTGTAAATTGTCAGTTGATTAAAAAGCCGTCTGAGCAGGTAGCTTCTAATCAGGCTAATCCCTGTGAAAATCATGCTAATCCAAAGAGTTGCCATCACCGTTGGTTCGTAGCCAAACAATGGAAAGACAAGCCATGTTGCCGCCCAGGAAACTCCCAACCCACATATGACATTTACGGTGGCTTCAACTAGCGAGGCTTTGTGAGACTGCACGACTCCAATCCCTTGCGGTTAAAATCACAATTCGTTCATACCTGTTTTTCAACGCTCTGCGGTTCGTGTGAAACCTCTTTGCAACCTTTGTCCATTGGGGCTTCTTTCGATACGCTGCGGATTTGGCAGTCGCCCATAGGATGTGGCGTTCTTCAATGTCTGACATGCTGGCAATGACCGTCAGGACAAAATCAAAGTCATCAATATCTTTTGGACTCGCCCTGTGTTTGTTATGTGTGTGTGCAGAGTCATTTTCCTGTGTGTAGCCGTATGCTGACCATTCAGGCAAAACGTCAAGCCACCATGAACCTTTTGCTTTCTTGATGGCAGGGGGCAAGCAGCGTTCTGTTTCAGCTGCGGTCAGCAATAAGTCGTGTAACTCGGTGGGTGAGATTTTTCTTTTCTTCATCTGTCATCTCCATTACTTCTTGCCAAAAATCAGATTGATTTGAACGTGACAAGCCACTCGCATAGACCTGCAATGGGTCTTTACGGGCTTTCTTGCCAGACACTACGGCTTGGTATTGGGGGCTAAAATTTCTTCTGTCAGTGGTGCGTTTGACTAACGCTTTTGTGGCGTTGGTAAGCTTTCCAGCTTCGGATAGCTTACCAGTGGTAAGCTTACAAGCTTCGGGTAATGTATGTGTTTTTTGGGTGTGTGAAGCTTTTGTCTGTTCAGAAACTACAAGGCTGTAAGCTTTCCAACTGACCAAACCTTTCTGAACTTCTAACAAACCGCTGTCAATACAAATTTGAAAACAGTCACAGAAAGTTCCATTGAGTCTATCACCTATTTGATTCTTTATGTCGTTCTTTGATGCAGTTTGATTCTTTGATAGAATTTGCTGAACCGTGTGCAAGATCAAAAACGAATCGTGCGTCATTTTGCTGCTATGTGTTGTCATTGTGTCGCACGACTCCAAATTTCATAGCTGCATGTTTGTGCGTGTGGTGTCTCCCAAATTGAAATTGCTAACGCTCTGTCAGGACTTCCGCCTTTGTTTAAATAATCCTCACGCCAAGACAAATTTACAAAGCAAGACGGTCTGTGTCGCTCCCACTGATCAAAACCTTTGCCACATGCCCACAGTCTTTCATTACAAACCAACGCCATGCGTTTGACACCGATTGAGAAGGCGTGATCAATAAATTGCCGTATGATTTTAAAAGGAGGGTTTGTGACAAGTGCTTGTGCCTGTGCTTGTTTCCAATCAAAAAAATCATGCCCCGTTTGTATGTCATGTGAGATTGTTTGATGCCCTAAACCATTAAACACTTTTGCAAGCCGACCATCACCTGCACATGGTTCCCAAATAAGCTGTCTTTCCCAAGTTAATTTCGCAACTAAAACATTAATGATCGAATGTGGAGTCGGGTAAAAATCCCTGTCAATCCTAGTCATGTGTCTGTTGCCTAACAATTTTCAGCTTATAGCCGATGCCGTTGAGTGTGGCTTCAAAGTTTAGGAGATTTGGGTTTCGATTGTAGCGCCAAGATGAAATTGATGCTGATGGAACCCCTGATCTTGAAGCTACATCTTTAAGGGTCAGTTTATGCGTGTTCATTACTTTAAAAAGTTCTTTGACAAGAGGGTGTGCAGATTTCGGAACAGGCAAACGACCCCCCCATCGCAACCTGCCTCTGCCAAATGCTAAACCACGATTTTGACGTTTTTTTGAAATGCTTGGTGTGCGTGACAAACGACAGGGCTTTAAGAGTTCTTCAACGGAACAATCAAACAGCTTTGCAAATTTCAGCATATTTGCAGCTGACATATCCATTGTGCCGAGTTCAATTTTGACAAGTGTAAATTCTGCAATCTTGCTTTTTTCAGCAAGGGTCGGCAAATCCCATCCTTTTCGATACCTCATTTTGACCAGCGAGTTTGGATGCTGACGGTAAGCCTGTTGTCTGTTTTTTTTATCTGTGTGTGTTGACATCTTTAAGACTAACCAAAGGCGTCAAACACCGCTTCAAATCCTCAATGCTGCGGCAGGTAAAAGTGTAGCAACCCGCGACATGCAAATCCTCAAGCACTTTCTTTTGTTTGCTTGACAAGCGACCATGCGGGGCTTTGACTTCGACAAAGATAGGCGACCACTTTGTGGCATCTTTCCAGAAATTTGGGATGACGATGATTTGCAGATCGGGAAACCCAGGTTGCATCCCCATTTTAATTTGATGGCTGCGATACCACGGCTTGTGTTTTCCTTCATTGGGGCTGTGATGCACAATAGACCCCATCGGCAGCACAAGTTTTAGATACTGCACCATGTTGCATTGCAGGGTCGCTTCAGGTGTTTTTCTCTTGCCATGCCCCATCCAGAAAATCCTCTAATTTGACTTGTCCATTTGTCAAAAATTCAATTTTGTTCAGAATGGGTAAGCTTGGTCTGCGTTTTTGGTTGCAAATCATGCTAACGGCAGCTGGTGATATTTCGAGTTGTTCAGCCATCTTGTGCTGTGAAATATTGTTGGTTTTTAGCCATTCTGATAATTTCATACGTCACTGATAAGTTAACTTTAAGTTATCCACAAGGCTTGTAGTGGACAATTTCATAACATATCAGTAGACTTCATCAAAATTAATCAAGTAAGACAGCAATGAAGGGAATACCAATGGGCGATGTTATTGAACTAAATCGGGCTAGTACTCAAAAACACTCCTACCCCGACAGAATCAAACTTGAAGATGCACACATAATTGACCCTGCACACGACCCAGAGCTAAAAGCACTCGGCAGAAGATATTTTAGTCTGAGGTATCGCAACACGCCACCAAGGGTGGGCGAATCGTGGTTAGCGAGTTGCTATCCACCTGTGTTGTTTCAAAACACACCTGCCGATTACACTAAAACGGATGCCTCTGATGCTTTCACTAAAAACCCAACATCAAAACCGATTGCACTTTTAGTGACGGCAGGGTGGGCGCATAACCGGTTTGTTACGAAAGATGATTTGGTGAACGCAACGCCTTACGAAGCAGACATTGTTTCATGTTTGATAGATTATTGTGTGAAGCACAATGCAATCGAAACACGCCATCGCATCCAATGTCGGCTTTATGTGCCGACACGGTTGTTTTTTTATCGCTGGCTTGAACTGGTGGAGTGGATGTCTAGTTTTTACATGGGGATGCCTCCCTACATGGCACAAAGCAAGTCCATGCAATTCCGCAACAACTGGGTTGACATCAACAAGCCGATGCCGCGAACAACAGGTAATGCAAATTCTAGCGGAAAATTTGGAGCAGAGATTAATGATTAAAAGTAAACTCACAAAAAATTCTCTTGGTGCTTACATGCGGCTTGCCCGTGAAAAGCATCGGGTAAGTGGTGTGCAAATGGCAGAAGATTTAAAAATCTCAGCAGCACAATACCGTAGATATGAAAGAGATGAGGTTGACCCACCTGTGCGGGTCATTCGCAACATGGCAAAAATTCTGAATGTCTCTACCGAAACCCTCATCAATGGCACGACTGATGACAACCAAGATGTTCAGTCAAATTTAACGATTGACGTTTCTGCTGGTGAAACAATACAGATTGCTGTGCGTGGTCGGAGTGGTGAAGAAGAAAATTACAAAATGAGAAGATACAAAGATGGGATTGAGGGCATTGATGTCAGAAACCCACCAAAGCCTAAAAAACAAGTCGTGTAAATTTCAACACATAAGAGCATAAAGGGGCATATACGCCCCTTTTTTGTGTGCTTTTTTAGACACTTATGGTCTTATTTATGATGTTTGTTGACTTATCTGTTCTCTTTTTGTAGCTTTTATGCACACTTTGATTCGGGATAAGTGACATGAACGGTTTTGACGAACTGCCCGATTGGGCGACACGATTTCATTTTCACGCACACTCAGCAAGTGCGATTGCTCGACCTGACTCAAAAGAGTTTTTTGAAAAGGTCATTGCCCGCCCTCAAGAACTGTATGATCGTGCGGGATGTCCCGCACTGGCGGGCAAACTTGCAGAAAAATTTGCAAAAGATGTTGTGATTAAAAATGCAGACAGGTCAGAAAGTTTCAGACATGCAGTAAGTATTTTTGACACACACAATCCGCTTGATCATGTGTCAGGGGATGCTGACAAATTTTTTGTGATTCGTGATGCAGTTTATACAGTTCCAAAAACTGACCCAAAAATTGAGGGGAGCGTTTTTGAACTGACTTTAAATCACACGGCAGAAGGTCTTGCCGCAGCCACACAGGGTCAAAACCAAATTACCGATGGTCGATGGGTCAGTGTTCACCTTGAAGGCGTAACCCTGCCCTTTATTGGTCAAATTGATGTTGAAGATGCGGGGGTTGTGGAAATTAAAACACGTTATCCTTCTATCTCAGCACGAACAAAACGCGGCTGGCAAATCAATTCATTGCCTTCAAAGCCCATGCCCGACCATGTGGCGCAAGTTGCCATATATTGGAAGTGGCTGAAACAACAGGCTGACAATGTGCCTGTAAAATTGGTCTACGCAAATTGCAGGGGCTACAGAATTTTTACAGATCAAGACACGGAGCAGTTAAGCCCTGCAAATCTTTGTGCTGCATTAGACCGCATGAGAACTGTGGCGAGAACACGGGAAAAGCTCATGCAGAAAGCACAAAACATTAACGATTTATTTGAACTGGTTGCCCCCGACTTTTCACATTTCATGTGGCGAAATGTGCCACCCGAATATCGGGAGGCAGCGGAACAAATTTGGAGTTCAACATGAAAACAAAACAAATTTGGAATTTTAAAGAACGGACTTTTACACGAGATGATCTTCAAACAATCATTGAATATTTGGAAAGGCGGCAAGCTTTTCTAAGAAGTGAAATTAATTTTCACGAAGCTGACGACAAGGCAGCAACCAAAGGTCTGCTTGATCACATCTACAATTTAAAATCTGAAAAGTTTGCACTCGAAAATACCATCAACACAGCTGTTGACCAGCTTGAGCAGGTCGATGCTGCATAGAATACGCATACGCGATGTCTTGGGGATGTTGATGATTGCTGCCTTTATCTACGTTGGTTTGGTTTTTACGTGTGCGATAGACGATTCCTGTTCAACATTTTTTATGGAGGTAACAGATAATGACTGACACAGGTTTAATGATGTATCCAGAACAACCAGGCTTTAAAAATACCCAGACCAGTTTTGTTGCAGCTTTGGATGCTGCCAGTGAAGCCCCCAAGCTTCGATTGCTGACCCTACGGGCAATCAAGGCAAGTGAAAATGGTTTGACAGCTGACGAAGCTGCTGCGGTCACAGGCGAAAGTGTTTTGTCCATTCGCCCACGCGTAACGGAGTTAGTGAAAAAAGATTTAGTCTTTGATTCAGGACAACGCAGACCAAATGTTTCGGGGCGTAAAGCGATTGTGTGGGTGGCAGCATGACCAACAGCAGCTACACGTTGGGTCAAGTGGTCGTTGTGACAAACTGGAAAGGTCAAACTGAGAACGCAACTGTTTCAGGTCGAACGATTGAAAAAACCCCCCGATATGATGTCACGATTGAGTCAGGTGAAATTTTAAAAAATTTAGAGGGGGAACAAATCAGTGCAATTAATTAGCAAAGCTCTGGTTGCTGCATTGGCAGAGATTGAAAACCCACCTCTGGCAGGTCGTGCCAATTACGGAAAGTATGCCCTGCTGGTTGACTGTTTAAAGGTTTCACGAAAAGCACTGTCACCACACGGGCTGGCACTGACACAAATGGTCAGCACAGATGCCGAAGGCGATAAACTGGTCACACGGATTGTCCATATTTCAGGTGAATTTATCGAAGATGATGGAACGCCTCTGCTGTGTGACAACAAATCTAACCCGCAAAAAATGGGTTCGGCAATTACCTACGCAAGACGCTATGGCTTATGCTCAATCTTAGGGATAGTTGGCGAGCAAGATGACGATGGACAGGCTGCAACGCCTGTTTCTGAACTGCCAAAAAAATCAGTTCAAAAGCCAACAGCAAATAAATCAAGCAAACCTGTTCAAACTCTTTCAGAGGCACAAAACAGAATTGAATGGGCGAGTTGGGTGGATAACCACATTGAAGGGTTTAAAAAACATAAAAATATTTCAGAACATACGGCTTGGTCAACCTTTACAAAAAAAGACAGAGCCATCTGTGCTGAAGAAAATCCTGAAGCTTTAGACGCTTTAGAAAAAGCGTATATCACAAGGAAAAACGAACTACTAAACCACCGAAAACAGGAAGGATAAAAATAATGGCTAATAAATACACCGAAGTTGCACGATTCAATTTGTTTAAAGAAAAAGACAAAGAGATTGGGTCAAAACGCCCTGACTATGGCAACGGTAAAGTTCTTCTGGATGTTGACCTCCCTGCGGGTCGCTATTCCGTTGGTGGCTGGCAGTATACTGATTCTGGCAACATTGGCTTAAAAATTGAAAGGGTTGAAACGGTGGATGACGGGGGGTTTGATTGATGGAGCAACACGCGATTGTGAAAGACCTTCCTCGTGAAAAAAGTGCTGTCCAAGAGCAGCAAAAGCTTTTGAGGCAGCTGCGTGAAGGGCGTTTGCCTCTCCTGGTCGAAACGCGACACGCTGCAATTATCTTGTTTGGGGAAGCGAATCGAAAAAATTTGTATCGGCTTTATAAGTTAATTAAATCTGGTGCAATTAAATCAAAAAAACTTGGTGCAAATTATTGGATTTTGAAAAGTGAACTTGAACGGTTAGCTGACGATGAAACGCATGAACCCAAGCACTAAACTTGAAAAAATCAGTGGCATTATTAAGTCACGCGGTGTGACACACGGTGGCTGGCAAGAAAACATGGACAACACAGCCGCCCTTTGGTCGCATTTTTTAGGCATACAAATTTCAAGCTGGCAAGTCTGCGTGATGCTCTGCTTGCTCAAGGTCAGCCGCATGACCTGTGGCGGTAAATTCAACATTGATGACTTTGACGACCATGTGGGCTATGCAGCGATGGCAGCTGCCTGTGCAGAGAATGAAAAAAAAGAAAAAGAAGTTTAAATCTGTTCCTAAAATTCCTGAGGAACCCTGCAATTTTTGCAACAAACCTGTCGGCTTGAATGATTGGGTTATCAATGCAGCAGAAAAACTCTTGCATTATCCCGATTGTTTTAGGCAAAATTTAAATTCAATTACTTTATCGGGAGGTAAAAATGGCAGTCGAAACAGAAGTATTCATTCGCGTGAAAAATCACATTACAAATGAAGTTACCGAAATTGTGCCTTTGAAAGAAATTGTTGAGGCAATGGACATTGTAGACCCAACCACTCCTAAACCTAAAAATTGGAGTGACGCTGAAAACACTTTTAAATATGAACAGGCGTTATCCAAAATTCAAAAAATTATGATTGGCACGCCTTTGGAAGAAATCGCACCAGATGCAGCCAAAATGTTAAAAGAAGAATTTGGTAAGGGCGACCCGATGAAAGATCATGCTACTATTTACAACATTAAAGCTCTAAATGAAGTGGAGTTGCTTACCTTGTAAAAAAAGGGGGGGCTAAATGCCCCCCGAATTAGCTGACTTTTTCAATTCTGAACTGCCCTAATCGCTCACCCGCGTTTCTATCACGCTCTGGGTCATCGAGCCAATGCACGTAATGTTCTCGCGTCACCTTTTCAGAGGTATGCCCCATGACCTCGGTGATGTAAGTCCAATCGGCTTTCAAATCTTTTGAGAACACAGCGACACACATGGTCGCAAAAAAATGTCTAAGTTCATGCCAAGACAAGCTATAACCTAACTGAGCTTTGATCAAAGAATGGTTAAGGCTGAACCTTCGCCAGTGATCAGAAGTTCGATAGTGATTACCGCATTGCTGTGGAAACACTAAGTCATTTGCCTGGCTGTAGGGCGAACGCAAACGCCACTCTTTTAACTCTGTAATCAAACTTGGCGACAAAGGCACACGTCTATGCCGACAGTCCGACTTCGCAACATCTTCAATGTGAAAACAGTTTTTTTGAACTTGACGCACAACATCACGGACAATCAAGCGTGAATGGTCAAAGTCAATTTGTTTCCACGTCATGGCAGCTTGTTCCTGAAAGCTTAAGCCCGTCTGACAGGCAAAACTTAACGCTTCAGCGTCACACCATTTTTTTCCAAAAATTTCGTATGCTGAGTCAATCAGCTTTGACATATCACTAAGTTTAAATGTCTGAAGTTTTGTGTCACGCTCAACCTCAACCCCCACACGATTATACCTGACTTTGTGAATTTCAATGCCAAGGGCAGGGTTTTCACGTAAATTGCCATCACGGATAGCTTGTTTAAACACGCCCTGCAACGCAGTTCGTCTTGCCTTCATAGACTTGTGACCCAAGCCTATTCCACCACGCTTATTAGGGCGGTTTTTCATTTGTGACATTACGACATCTTCAAGCACACCTAAAGTGATGTCAGGCAATTTTGCTTTGGCAAACGGCTTGTTGTTCCACATCGTTTCACATGCCAAGTCAGCAGATTTCGACAGTTCACTCTTGTAGGCATAAACAATTTTACCTTCGTCAAATCTCTGTTGTAAATGTTGCTTGTATCTTTTAGCAGCTTCGCCAAAAGTATTGTTGTTCGTGCGGTCAACAACTGAACCTGATTTCTGCTCAACGCGAATGGTGGCTGCAAAATCTTCTGCCTCAGTTTCAGTCTTGAAAGTTCGTGTGTGGGTTGTTGTTTTTTCAGAAGCTAAATCTCTGATCTTCATCACGACCGCGTGTGCTGCTTCATTTTTTGCAGCCCGTGATTTGTGGAATTTAATCTTCACATTTTCAACAACTTTTCTTGAATCGTGCATGTTACTTACCCTCACTTAGTTTACACATAAGTAAAGAATATAGTAACTGACAGTTATTTTCAACCCTTAAATGCTACCAGACAGAAAAGGGGTCTGTAAGGGAGTTGTAAGGACAACACTTACAGAATTATCTAAGTCATTGATTTTATTGAAGGTGCTAAAGATTATGAGACTGTAGCCCCTTCGGAAATCTTTGATGATTTATGACTCAATGTGATGCTCTGTGTCGTTCTACACCATGTAAATCTTGAAGTTTTTGCCAGTCACTAATATTCCCTTGATTGTATATGATTGTTTATACCACAGCTTGATTGTTTAAACAAAAAAATATTTTGTAAGGGAGTTTGTAAGGGAGAAAAAACGGCAGTTTTCTGCCATTCCTCCCTTACGGTTTCTAAAAAATGGCGGTTTTCTGCGATTCCTCCCTTACAGTTTTTGCCCTATTTTTCCCTTACAATACACTAAAAAGTTGTAAAATAGAGGTGTGCAGATAAGTCAACTAATAGACTTTTTTTGAAAAATGATTTACAACCCAAAACTCTGACGCGGGGTGGAGCAGTTTGGTAGCTCGACAGGCTCATAACCTGTAGGTCGTAGGTTCAAATCCTACCCCCGCAACCAAATTTAATTTTTAAATTGGTTTCGTTTCCATCGAAGAAACTCAGCACCCTCTTTTAAATCTGCAAAAGGTTTTACCCGTGTCTCAGGCGATGCTGTTGGGTCAATCACAAAAAGAATAGTTGCTCCAAAATTGTCCTGTCTAAACCCGCCACGCTTGCCGTATTCGTCATCCCACTTGTAGCCCCTTGCCCTCGCCATTGTGATGACGCGATTGTCAGCAGCTTCTTCTTGCGAAATAGCCCATGTGTGGTGATGCCCTGCAATGTAAATGTCTGCTTGATCATCCCACAGTGATGCACGTTTTTGACCTTGAAGAGGATTATAAATAGACGTTCCTTTGTGATTGTGGGCGGCATCAATTTTAACCTCACACGATGGAAAGCACAGTTTAAAATTTGCTCTCCAATCCAGCATTGGAATTTGATGCACGTTGATTGCTTTAAGGTAGGTTGAAAATTCAGTGTGCATTGTGTCATGGTTTCCATGTAGCCAAACGACCCAAGGAATACCCGCCCCATCATCTTCCTTTTTGTTTAAAAACCATTGTGCTAACCGTCTTTCAGTCTGTCTGCTAATGTCGCTGTCAGCATACAGTCGAATTAGACGACCCCCCCAATTATCGACTGTATCCCCAATGTTGACTGCACCAACCCCCTCTGTTGTGGCTAAGATTTCAACATCTCTCCGCAAAAGCGGAATGTTGCAATGAACGCCCAGATGCGGGTCGCCAATAACTGCCAGCCCATAGGGTGCATCACTTTTGATTTTTACTTTGAACCAATGCTTGGCTGCCTCATGCTCACTTTTTTTGAGAAATGCAGATTCTAAATGATTCAAAATATCATTTACAGGTAAATCCTCGTCAGGAAACGTGGGAAGCTGTGCTTCTTCTTGCAGATGACGAACAGGCTGCAAGAGTTGTTTTGCTCGCCTTAATCTGTTTTGCAACGTGCCATAAGGCATATCCAGTTCCACAGCAGCAGCAGCGATTGACCCTGCCCTCTCCACTGTTTGCAAAGCCATTTGAAGTTCTGTTTCGGTTAAAGGTTTTTGAGGCATCACTACCCCCTTTCAATCATAGCTGCAATGCGTTGTGATCGTGCAGGTACTTGTTTTGCAAACTTGCTATCTAAAATTTCAGCCGCAGCTTGAGTAAAATTATTTTCAGACATTGCCTGAATATGTTTTGCAAATTTTTTGTATCGAGGCAGCCCAAGTTGAAAAATTAATGAAACAATGGCGACCTGTCTGGTCTGTGTTAGTGCTGTGAACCAATCAAAAGTTTTTGCCTCGACCAAAACACGGTCTATGTCATTGGCAAGCAAAAAATCAATTTCGCTTTCGCTGAGTCCGATGCCTCCATTTGCATCAATGTTACGACCCACACCGATGGTGATTTTGTTGTTGGTGCAACGGTATGCAAATTTTTTAACACCTTCTTCTGCCTTCAAATGTTCAATCATTTCATTAACTGGAAATAAGATCATTTTTTCCCTTTTTTAAAAAACGCCAAAAACCCCACCAAGCTTTTTTTTCAAAAAAATAAACCTTTGATTTCTTTACATAAATTTTCTGAAAACAGTAGAAAACAGCCGTTTTTTGGAAATTTGAAAAACTCAATGTGTTATAATGTGCTGTTAGTTTGAATTTAATGGCTCTTTGAAATTGTGAATAAAAATCGTTTTTAACGTGGATGCCTCTATTTAAATGGAGGTAACTATGAAATTAAAATTGCGTTCAATCAAAGACGGTAAAGACAGCAACAGGTGGTGTGGAACCGCTGTGGTTTCAGCAGTAACCAAACTGACTACAGGAGAAGCTGCAAGGCTAATTCGTATTCAGTCAAATAAAAAAATGGTCACTGGAACAACATCACGGCAAATCCATATGGCTATGAATGCCTGTAACATTAAAATGGTAAGCCATCGTGCCAGTGTGTATGGAGAAGAGGCTCGTTTCAGTCGCTCAAACGGTATAACTTTAGCTAGGTGGTTGAAACTTTCTGTGCGACATAGGACAGAAGGTAAAGTTTTTCTTATTAGTGCAGGTCGGCATTGGCAACTCATTTCTGGTAGGCGTTACACCTGCGGAAGAATACGAGAAATTGTATCTATACGAGATAAACGTATTAAACGTAGATCAAAGGTTAGAGCAGTTTATGAGTTAATTTCCGATAATGTTACCAAGCCTGATTTTGACGTCAGCAAACCAAAATATGTTGACGTTTTTGCAAGCACTAAAGCTAAAGCTAGAAGGCTGGCAAAAAAAATAGGTGCGGAAATTGAAAAATCTGACCATGACTCAGATTATATTTACGTTAGTCCACCACCCATCTGGGAATACATGGTTGACCCACTAGACCTTGATACTAATGGGTATGGTGTTTGCGGCTGGGAAGAAGTCTTAAGTAGGCTTGAAGAATTTAAAGAAATAATTGATAAAACTCTTAACCGATAGGAATTAACAAGGCATCCACAAAACGATTTACTTATAAAAATTACTCACAGACTTTCCCAAATCCATTTCGTAATCTTCTAGCAAAGGGATGCAAAACAAATTGCCTAGCACCCACCCTTGTGGTGCAAATCGTGTCAGGTAAATTTCCATGCCCTGTTCTGAAATTGATTTTTGACAAAGTTTGACAGTTGCAAAAGGGGGGCTGCTGATTGAATGAATTGAATTTTTAAATTGGCTTTCAGTTGAACCAAACATTAACACAATTCCAACCCAAAGTTCCATAACCATTTAGTGTGAACCCCCGTTTATCTTTTCACGAAGGCTTTGGTATTTTTGATCTATCTTTTCCAAAACAGCATCGAATTTAGACAGTGTTTTTTCGTGAGCATCCCAAAGGCTAGAGATGTTTGAATTGCTATGTTTTTCAATGGCATTAACTTTAGCATCGAGTTTTACGTGCTGAGTGTAAGTGTCACGCTGCTCAAGGTTTTTCATCAACTGAGATAAATCTTTTTCAAGCTCAACAACACGGGCACTAAGTTTTACCAATGCAATTAGACCTGTTAGTGCCAAAACTAAAATTGGCAAAAGTGATTTTAAATCTGAAATGTCCATTATTTTTTATTCAATGCTTGTGCCTTGTCCTGACCAGCAGAACTTCCAAAATAATAGGCTACGACAGTTGAGGCTGTTCCACCCAACCATCCAACAGCTAGGTTTAAAAAGCCCTCGCTAACCATCATGTGTTCAGGCAAAAAAGTGACCGCACCGATATACCCAAAAAAACTGAACAAAGTTAAAATAGCTAATACAGCAGGGATTTTATCTTTGATAGCGATTTCACGCTGCCTTGCTGATGCTCGATCATCAGCTGCAATTCGTGCTGTCTCAATACGTTCTTCTGAAAGCTGCATCCTTAATTCTGTTTGCAGTTGAAAATCAGATTTCAATATTTGTTGTGCGTGTTTTAGTTGTTCAGTAGTTTCAATTTCTTCTAAACCTGTCACATCCTTTGCAACTTGAACAACTTTTTGAGCTATTTTTTCAGCTTGTTTTTTGTCAGTTCCAGTTATTGAACTTACTAAATCTGGAACAAACGAACTTGCTAAATCAAGTGCCAGAGGAATTAATGAGGCAATCATCTGCTACACTTACATTTTCCATCGGATTGCAAAATGCTGGCAGCAGCTACCCCTAAACCAATCCAAGCTAAAATGGAAAAGCCAAAAATGATTGAAAGACTCAACAGGATAATAGCTGCACCTCCTAATGTGGAGGCTTCATTGATGCGTGACCAAATCCAATTTTGTATTCGATGAATGGGGGTGTGATGAGACATAATAACTCCTATGATTTAAGATTTTTCTGGAAAATTATCTGCAGATCGAACTTGATCTCGCTTTGTCTTTAGATCATTTGCTTTGCCATCTGACCCCTCCATAATTTTGTCCCACAAAGCGTCTAGGCGTTCTTCATCACTGACACCTGCAGCACCATAGAGAACGCGCCTTGCTGATTTGTATGGGGCTTTAAATACCCAGGTTCCATCCACCCATTTCGCTTTGCCACTGGGGGGCTTTGGGCTTTCAATCGCACCGACAGGAACGTCTGGATGATCACCTGATTCAGTGATAAAACTTCCAATGTAGTTGCCTTTTAAATCACGATAATGCTTTGTAGCCATTTTTTTCTTCCTAACTCATTGTGCCGGTCGGAGCGTACGCAACCACAACAAAATCCCATTTGCTGGCGGTCAACGATATTTCATTTAAGGTGCTAGGATTGTGGGCGCGTATCGCGCCCCCTGCGACAACCGAAATTGCTGAATTTGTGCATTTTACAGAATAGCCATAATCTGCACTTCCCCCGGCTCCATTCGCTTCAAGTTTTATGTATTCGCCTTGCGAATAGCCTCCATCACCACCGCTGTCTGTGCATTTCACAAAAACTTGAACAACCGATGGAACTGCACTCAAGGAGTGTGAAAAACTATGAACACTGTCGTAGGTGATGTCAGTAGCACTTGATATAAATTCCCCTGTCAGTTTGCCGCCACCAGCATATGTTTTTAATTGGCTGGCATTGACATATTTGGTCGTGCCACCGTCATCGACCAAAAATTTATCTGCATCAACAATCGTGATGCTTGTGCCATCGGTTCCAGAATCAATCTGGATTGCACCACCCGCAACCTTATCGGCTGTGCTGATTGTCGATAATTTGCTGTCAGCAATCGAACCCGCCAACTTCGCATTAGTGATGCTGCCCGCCAACATCGCATTTGTTACGGTTGACCACGCAGGGTCTGTTCCATCGGTTGTCAAAACTGTGTTAGCACTTCCAATCGCAAGCCTTGTGGATGTCGAGGCGTTCCGAACAATAATGTCACCTCTGGTGGTCAAAGCATCATCGACATCACCCGCTGCACCCGTTGCCCCCGTGTTTCCCGTCACAACCCCAAGGGCTAAAGCCCCTGTCGTATCGTTGTAACTTACTGTTGGGTCACCACCCGCTGCAACAGCCGAAACTGTCACAGTTGCAACTTTTCCTGTGGTTGCTTCGATGGAGTTACCATCACTACTAAAGCCTAAAAGCTTTGAAGCTCTTGTGGTCGGTGAATCAACAAATTCAGGCGTTGTAATTGTAGTGGTTTTGGAAACCTTAAAACTACGATCTAATTCTTCTTGAAGCTCTTGAGTGATACTTGTGATTTTATCCAAGCTGGTTTCAAAACTGTCTGCACTAAATGGGTCGTTTTCAACAAGGTCAAAGGTTTGGGTTTTTGTTGTTGCCCTTCGCAGCACAATTTGCTGTGCGTCTGTTGGAATATTTCCAGAAGTGAAAGTAACAGTTCCACCTGAATCAGCCCCAGCACCAGAAACCGTGTAATGTGTATCAAGCGTTTTTAATGCCTCTGCACCTGTGGCAATCGTTCTGATGTAAACTTTGATGTCAGCATTTGCAGCTATTTTGAATGTGTAGGCAAAAGCGTCAGTGCTGCCATTGCCCGTATATGTGTTGACAATAGAAGTCGTGCTAATAGTCATCTAAATTTAATCCTTATTCATAATCAAGTTTTCCGCCAGTTGGCTCTTGTTTTAATGTTTTTCGTGTAAAATAAAAATCAGCTATTTTTCTGCCAACATCTGGATATTTTGCTACAACTTGACCTTGTGCATTTGTTACAAGTTTTGGCTCACCTGATTTTGTTGTGTCCCATCCAAAAACATTACGAATAGCGATTGCTTTTTTTTCAGCATAAATACCCGCCAAAATATTATGAGCAGTCAAGGTTTCGGGGGGGTCTTGCCTCCATGCCTTTTGATACTCTTTACTTGTTGTTGTTTTGCTGTTTGGGTCAACTGCAATGTTTAATTCATATTCGACACCAGACAGATTTATTTCTTCTAACAAGCTGTCATATTGTTTTGCTGTAAGATTTACCCCTGCAATGTTTTTTGCTGGAAAAGCAAAAGGGGCTTTGCCATTTGCTTTTTCTAATTTTAAATATTCTTGTTCCCACGCAACTGTCTCAACAATGGTTTTTTTGAAAGGAAAAATCATTTGCTCGATAGGTTTATTTGCATCGTGATACATTTTGTTGCCTACGACAGACCGCAAATATGGTATGTCCTCACTTAGACCGGGTGTTTGTGAATAAAACCTATTCATCGAATTAATTAAAATACCAAACATAGGCGTAGTGGTTTCAGGTGCATCTTCTGTTGGCATTGAATAAGTTGTTAAACTGCGTTCAGGGTGAACGGCTCTTTCACCCCACCGCCTCCATGCAGAAAACGGTATTGTGTTTCCCGGTACGTCAGCAATACGACCTGCAAACCTATCAAATTTTTTGACAATATCCTCTGTTTTTGAGTCAGGGTCAGCAATACTTGTAAAGATGCCTGTCACCGCAGTTAAACCCTGTGAGAAAGGAAGTTCACCGACATAGTTTGCTGGAAGCATCGCAATAGCTGCCAGCATATTTTCCCACTCTTGCCCCTCTGGTGAACCGTATCTATAGGCTTCACCTGCGGTAACACCCATAGCAATCAGTCCACCAAACGGCTCTAAACCCGCATAAGAACGCCAAACTTCGTTACCGTTTTCATCAAGACCAAACATACAACTAAATCTTGGTCTTGTCGTTTTCAATCCAAGCTTTTCATGTTTCCGTTGTTTTGCCCCATGCACACCTGCACCTGTGCATGTTCCATTCAAACCTAGTTCAAAAAATTGATACATCAGAGCAGAACCAAAAGCCAAACTTCCCATAGCCTTGTCGCGTCTTGCACCACCAGCTGCCACATCTGCCCGCCAACTTGGAAGAATTGGAGCTAAAGGTGAACGCCTGTATGTTTCTCTGAAAGAATTTACGGTTACTCTCCAAAAAGTGTTGTATGCCATACCCCCAATAGTTAAGACCTTTGTTGAAATTTTAGTTCCATCAAGCAATCGCCAAGGTTGACCAATCATGCCAAGTGTTCGCCCGACAGGTGCAGTCAAGGTTGCACGTTGACCCATCAATTCAACACGTTTTATGATTTCTTCATAATTAGCCCCTGCCTCTGTTAGTTTGGGGTCAACTAACATTCGTGTTGCTTCGTCAATAATTTGTTCGTTTGTCATATTTGGGTTTTGACGCAGCCGTTGCATATGCTCAAAGACCGCTACATTTAATTCGCCTCTGGCAATTAATGTCTTGGTAAAAGCATCAACCGTTGTCATCAATCGCGTGTTAAAACGAACACCTTGACCAAAGCGATGTATTGCTTCAGCAAAAAAATACCCTGTAATGTCTTGTTTGAATTTTTCGCTAAATTGTTCCCGTGATAAAGCGGGGGGTCTGTTATAATCCAAACGCCCCATAGCATCCACAGGTGCTTCAGTTAGAAAAGCTTGTGAGGCTGCCCGTAAACCATCACGAAAAGCACTATTCCACCCTGCTGCTCTGACAAGGGGGGCATAGATTGTAGCGTTGTCTGTAAATTCACGTTTGCCAATTTGACCAATGACACCCGCCATAAAGTCATCCCACGGCTGCAAAACAAAATGTTGTAGATTTCCCAATAAAACTTTTGTCGTTGTTCCTGGCAAAGCTATCATACCGTGAACATAAATTTCCATTAACCCGTCTAGTGTTTTACCCGCTGCACTTTGTGCATTGACCAAAAATTTATTTGCGTTGCTTTGTCGAATGTCAGGATTGTCAACTAAGTTGTTAAACATTTTTATTTTTGCTCTAGTTGTCGCTGCACCTCCAATAGAGTCTAAAGCATTTTCAACGCTTGCAATGTCAGAGCCTACTGGAATCCGATTTGCTTGTAAGGTTCTGCCAGATTCTGCTCGTAAATTTCGCACTTGCAACACAAGTGAACGATGAATGTTAGCGGCTCTTTCCCATTCTAAAAGCTTTACATTATCTTTAGTAACCTCACCCGCCTCTGTAATTAAATCTTGTGTAATTCTTCTTATATTTTCGGCACTGGTTGCCAACAACAACCTCGAAGCCACAAGGTTGCGAGGCGACAAATTAAGTCTGCCTTGAATTGCATCTTCAACAATTCCAAGTTCGTCAGCGATTGCTTTTTTTGCGTCTGCAAGAATCTTGCTATTTTTAACCACTGTTTTTTCTGGCAATGATCTAGCTACAATTTCAATCGCTTCGTATGCGTCTGACCCTGCATCAAAGTTAAAATGTTCTAAGTTAATTCCAGAATCACTAGTTAAAGCACTCCCTGCTCTTGTCTTATTAATTCCATCCAGCGGGTCTGCTACGTCATTTAATTCGTCTAAAAATTTTGTTGGGTTAAAATCATCATTGATCAATGGGACAACTTCGACAGGTTTTGTAATTACAGGGTCAACCGTGTCCTGTCTTACTTCAATGTCTTTTTTAAGTTCGTCTGTCGTTTTCAAAAGTGGTAGTGCTGTGTCTGGTAAAAATATTTTTGCGATTTCCTTGGCAAGACCAGCAGTTTGAACTGGCTGTTGTTCAGTCTGTTGAGGCAACACAGCTGACGGGTCTGCATCTGTCATTACATTAGCATTAGGTAAGCTTGCCATTTGCACAGGCTCTGCCTGTATATCTTCAACAGAAACAGGTGCTTTTTCTTCTGGCATTTGCTTTGTTTCTTCAACAGCAACAGGGGCTTCTTCTTGTGGCTCAAACCTAACTTTGGCTTTTTGCTGAAGCGGGTTTTTTGCATAGTCCGTCACCCCGCCCTGCTGAACATTAGCAGCGGCTTGGCGGTTCTCATTTATCGCCATTAATTAAACCTTTTTGACAATTTTGAATTTTTAATTGATAATTACAAATGTGGGTTAGGTGTTCTTGGCGTGAATATAGATGCCCTTCATGGTTCGCCATGTTGGATTCTCATATGAGGTAAACATACAGCTTACGCTTGAAACCCGAGCGAACCCTGCCCACACTTTTTACTTTTCTATTTCAGAACCAGCAGTTGCTGCTCCCGCGACACCAAAGAACGGAACACCTTTTTTCAACAAACTGGTTCTCATCTTCTTTGTGATTGGAATTTTCCAAACCTTTTCTGTCCCTGCGGCAAAGTCACTCTCACCACCACCAACATTAATGTCTGTCACACCAACTTTTGCATCAAATTTTTTCCCAAATTTTTGTGCATAGTTTTTCAACATCTTATCATAAAAGCCCTTCATGCCGCTGCCGCCAATTTCTAAATCTAAGCCATCGTAATTAACAACTTCTTCGTTTTGTCCACGTATTTTTTCAGCTAAATCCTTGCCTACAAAATCTTCCAATTCAGAGTCTGGAACATTTGATTTTAATGCCTGAATGTTTACAGGAGATAATTTATAACCACGCGGGACATACTTTAAAGTTACAGTTCCGTCATCGTGTTTTAGTGCTTGGATTGCTCTTGCAAACCGACTTAAATTATAACGCTCGTTTTGAATTTTACCCGGTGTCCACGCAACAGCGTCATATCCTTCTTCTGCTGCCATTCTCAAAACCCTGCGGAATGACATTTCGTGCCAAGTCTTTTTAAGCGGTGCGTCAGGAACTTTGCCACTTTCAGAAATTTGCCTCGACTCATATTTTTGACGTTCCAGCCCAGTCAGCCAATTTGCAAAATACTTACGTGCGTTTTGTTCATTTGAAACAGTGTCTTTACCAACAGAACGCGAAATCCCATTGCGATCAGTCGTGACATATTGCGTAGCCGTTTGCCTTATCTCAAAATCGTTGGGCGTATATGCTGCAAACGGTTCTATTTGTTCAGTTTTATACCCACGCTTGCGACCCTTCTGATGCCAGTCGCTTTGAATTTCCTCGATTAATAAAAGGCTTTCGCCATCTGAGCCGCTTCTGTCGGTTAATCTGATATGCGAAACCACATTTGGTTCTGAAAAATGACCGCTTCTAAATTCATTAGGCACATCTGGCACCATTCCAGCGTCATCTACGTCAACCGCAGCGCCCTGGTTATTAGTCGCGTAGCCACGTTCCAACTCTGTTTGCGTTGCTTTGCGTTTGCCGCTGGTTGGCAACCGCAACAACACTTCTCTATAATTCTCTCCAGCAGGTAGAGTATATTCGGAAAACAACGTATCGCCTTCGTCTAATGCCATACTTGCATAACCATAATCTTGAGCATCAACTTGTGCCTGAATTTTTGCTTCCTCAAGATTATAGATGTCACCACTACCCCTAACTTGGCTGCCTTGTCTATGAATTGAATAACCTATGTCATCGTTGCCGTAAATTTCATACTTACCATCAGCACTTTTCAAAGAGATGTATGGATTGTCCATATATTCTTTTTTGGCAATTTCATCTGTTGCTTCAAAGACTTTGTAACGGATGTTATCATCTAATTCACCAATAATTTCCCCACCTTTTAAATACTCTTTTAAATTAAAGTCATCTCCAAGCATGTCGTCTACCGCATCCACATAATAATCCTCACCACTTTCTAATTCATATGTAATATCTTCTGCCCTATGCCTGTAAGCCTCATAATCGTCATCTATTTGAATTTCATCCCACTCATATTCGCCCATGTCACCTGTTGTTCCATATGACTCTCTAGTTGTTTCATCAATTTCAACTTTGTTCATGTCTATATAGTCTTGAATTTCTTGTTTGGTCACATTTTTACGACCCTTCAAAAACTCATCTAGTCCTGTCCATTGTAATTCCTCGGCTTTGACATTTGGACTCTTTTCAATCATTGACCGCATTTGTTGTGCGTTGCCTTTATCCATTGGCAATTCATCAACTGCACGACTGACAGCAGAATAAAAACCTTGTTGGTCAATATCTGTAAATTCTTTTTCTGCCTCTGGAACAGGGGCTTCAGTTGCTACAGGTTTAACTTCTGGTGCAGGTAGCCTATTTTCAATTTGCCCTGTTAAATTTTTACCGCTTTCTAAATTTAATGTGCCTTCAATAGTCCCTGTTTTTTTTTGAGGAATTATTTTGTTGAAGGGAATATTTTTAACGACAGTTTTTAAACCAGGAACAAAAAATTCAAACAAAGTACCTGCAATCATTCCATCAACTGCCATTTTTGACCGTCTTTGAAACTCGCTGTGATGACCCTGAACTTTTACTGCATCCAAAATAGCATTGCCAAAGGCTGACCTGTCTTTTTTTGACGAACCTTCCAAACCTTCAACCAGTGCAGCTGTCAGTGTCTGGTCATCTGGCTGTGCGTTAATAAAATCAGCCATATAGCCCCACCCTAATCCTCTTAAAATAGGGTTATTTGGGGCAAACACTTTTAAAACTTTTGCAGGTGTAAATGCCTGAAAACCAAATTCTGCAAACCCTTGCACGATTGCTTGCAAAGCAGGGGTCTGCGGTGTTTCATCCATGAATTTTTGTATTGGTTGATTGATGTTTGCCTGATAAATTTCTTTTACTGGCTCTGGAACAAACGCATTAGTTGACTCAACAATAAAGTTTCTAACGTCTTGCACGTTTTCTTTACCACCAACAAAGCCCATGAAATCCCACATATTTTCACCAGCCTGTTCTAAGCCAGTTGTTACACCTCTAACAATGTCACGCCCAATTCCACCTTGGCTTTCCATGAAAGCTTTTTCAGCTTCACGGTCAGGTTCTAAAGAAGGTTTGCCAATTTGGTCGGACAATCTGTATTCTTCGCCATTAATATTGAGGGTATCGTCACCAATATAAAAATTTAGCCCGCTGTCACCTTTAAAATATGCTCTGCCATCTTCTGTGAATCCCATTGATTCAATGTCTTTTAAAGAATTAAGATCATTGTTTTGTAAAGCAGAACGTGCTGTGCCTGTTAAACTTTCATATAACCCAATTTCTTCATATGCGTTTAAAAGTTTGTCATTAGCATTACTCATCGGCAGCACTTTCTTGAGCAGCTTTGTATATCTTATACAATTCTTCTAAATTTCTTTTAATTATGGCTGTTCTTGTTAAATTTATCGCTTCTTTAACTTTTGTATCATTTGGTAATGTATCTGCTTTATCAGCAGCCTTATTAACATTATTAATAAGCTCATTTAAAAGTTCGGTATTAACTTGTCCGTTTTTGAATAATGTTAACCAGCTTTCAATAACGGGAATACCTTGACTGTCAACGGCTTGTTCAAGTTTTTGGAGGACAAAATCTGTATCATAGGCATTAGTGAAAGCATCATTAAAAGTTTCTGTAACTGAAATTTTAATATTAGCTTTTAATTCTCGAACTTTATCTTGACGAGCTTCAAATGACGCATTTGGGTTTTGTAAATCCCATTCATTCCATGCGTTGACGTTATCCACAATTTGTCGATACGCCTCATCATCGTCACCTAAAAAATCTCTGACTTGCTCTAGCGTTTCATTGCCCCCTTGCAATATTTTGATAATACTGCGGTTGCGTTCCTGTCTTAAACTTTTTCTTTGTTCTAATAATTTTCCAAGACCATAAGTTCCTGTAAACGGTAAAATATCTGCATATTTATCAAAAATTTCATTATCTGTAAGTCCATAATCCACATGGTTTGGGTCTAGCTGTTGCAGTAAAATTGCTTGATATTCCTGTGGGTTTTGAAATTCATCTGCTGGTTTTGCCCTTGCTAAATTTTGCATTTTATTAAAAATGCTTAGTCCATTTTTTAGGTCGGGGTTTGCTTCTATAAAAGCTTTTGCTTCTATTAAAACTTGATTTCTGTCTTGTAAATTTTCTGGTGTGGGGGGTAAATTTGATAAAGCTGACATTTCTAAATATATGTCTGTAAAGATAGCACGATTATCATTATCTTGCTGTTCTCTATTTTCTTCTGCAACTTTTGCTAAATCTTTTCTTTGTTTGTAAATTTCATTAATTATATCTTGCCGCTGTTCAGCATCTGCCATTTTCCAAAATTCATGGGTTACAGCATCATTTGTAAAAGCGTTTTCGGAGTTTGATGTTAACGTGTCTATCCAATCTGCCTTGATAACACCTTCCCCGTTCAAATGCTCAGATGCCAAAACGATCATACGGTTTGTAAGTATTTGTTTGTAAAATTCTTTTTTTCTTTTTGCTAAATCTTTGCCTGTAATTGACCCAATATTTACCTGTTCACCCCAATTTTGATTTTGTTCTTCAATAACCATTTTAGCATAATGAGAATCTATATTACGGTCAGATAAATCAGCTACACGTTTATTTTCCTGATCAATCTGTGCTGCGACATACTCATTTTTGGTGCGTTTATTTATTTCGGATTCAAAGCTTTTTCTTGTAACGGCAAGTGATTTTTTAAGTTCATTTGCCAAGAACCCCTTTGATGTTTTTGTTCCCAACAACGGTGTATATTTATCAATATATTTTTTTTCTAAATTTTCTACAAAACGATTAAAACGCCCTTCACGAAGCTTTGTAGTCAAGCGATATGAAGCTATATCGTCTTTGTCAGGATATAAAAGTCTGCGTTCTTCAAGTCGCAGTTCTTCTTCAAAAGCAACAGTTGCCTTTCTAATTTCTGATTGATCTTGCAGTTCTTGTTTTTTTACAGCCCATTCAGAAACAGTGTCTAAAAATTTACTTGCACCACTAGCCGCCTCTGCTTGAAAATTAGCGAGGTTTTGAGGAATCCTAACACCAGGGTTAAAGATGCTGCCTGACTCTCCGCTAACCTGTGCTTGTGAACGATAAGGGGTTATTTTCATCCGTAAGCATCCTCATACATAATAGCAGTTTTGGCTGCTCCACCGAGAAGGCTTGCAAAGCCTTGTTGTCTAAAGGCAGAACTTTGTGCTTCAGCAGTCATCAAACCAATGTCACGCTCCATGCGTTTAAAACTTTGAAACTGCGTTTGCTTTTGAATTTGTAAATCTTTTTCACGTTCTGCAATAAGTTTATCAAACTCATATTCTTCAACATTTCTGGTCAGCATGTCCAAGGGTGTGCCTTCTGATAAATCCACACCACGAAAGCGATACGCCATAGCCGTTTCTGCTTGCAAACCTTTGAACTCAATGTCAGCCCGTTCTGTATCAAGTTGAAATTTTTGTTCAATCGCTGTTTTGTTATGGTCTGCAACCTGAATGTCAAAATCACTCAATGCGGCATTTGCTGCTCCAATACGTGAAGCAGTTTGAGATGCTGCCATGTTTCCCATAAATCCAATTAATGAACTGGCAGCCGTTGCTGCTATAGCTATTGCTGTCATAGTTCAATCCTTGCAAATCGAATATAGTCAAACCCATCTTGGTCGTATTTTTTCATAAGCCCTTCTTCTTCAAACTTTAAAAACTTTGCAAATTTAATCCCAATATCAAAATCGCTTCTGACCGCACATTGAACACGTCTAAAACATCCAGCAAGAATAATAAGATCAAAATATTCTCTCACAGATTTGGCTGTCCGATAGCCTGACTCCGCTGCTTCTGGTGCAATTACAATCCATGCTTCACCTACGCTATGCCAGAGGGTCATTACACCCCCTGCTAAAATCGGCTTACCATTAAACAAAACGCAAACTGTTTTGCCTTTTTTGTAAGCGTCATAATTTTTAACAAGGCAATCTTTTTCATTTGGCGTTTCAATAAAGCTGTGTTTTTCAAGTTCTGCCAAATGCCAGATTTCAAGTGGCTCAAGTTCAATCTTCAAAGACTGTCAACTCAGGATAAAGAGCTAACAAGGTCATCGGTAATGCTTGTTCTTGAACAACTGTGATAAAACCATCGCTGTCAAAATCCCCGTCAAATTCAATTTGTTTATCACCTGTGAACATTGCGGGTGGCTCATCCATTTCATCAGCTGATGAACGAAAAGGGATTATGTCTGCTGTTGAACTGCTTGTGCCAACCTTTGCCCCTAATGTTTTTAACAATCTCAATGTGACTTCGTGAATCCGTTTTGATTTACCCTGTGCAGTTCCAGATTGCGCCCCACCCTCAATTCGCATGGTTCGTAGAGTTGATGTAAACCTTAACCCTGCTACACCTACGGTCATGGCGTAATCTGCTGTGATTGCACCAGAGGCAACAATCTTGTCAGACTGTGCAGCCCCATTCGATGTTACCGCGACTGTTTCACCTTCAAGGTGCGACAAACCTGACATAGACGTTGCTGAACTGCCCGCATAACTCAAGCTTGAATCTACAAAAATTGCATCTTCTAAATCTGTGCCAAAATCAAACGATGTAAAATATTCGACAAAGCGTTTTGTTGCTCCATTAATTGTCCGTTGCACAATCATCCAAACCTGATATTCAGCACCATCCTGTGGAATACAGGCAACGCTTTCAACCAGTGCATGACTTTGATTTGTTGTTGCTAGTCGTGTTGTGTCAAAAGATTTTACAGACAAAAACCCTGTTCCCGCCCGTTGCGTTTCTTCAATGGTCACAACATTTGCCGCAGGGTTCGCTACCGTAAAATCTGCATGTGCATTGATGCAGGTAAAGATGTTGTCTGCAGTAACATCATTAGAGGTATTTGGTCTCCAACCCGTAGAGCTTGCAGGTGACGACGCCCCCGCAGCTTCAGAAGTAAAGGTCACTGTATTGCCATCAGATTTTGTAAAAATTAGTTTAGTTCCAGTGGCTATGTTGGCAAAGTCGGTCACTGTAACCGTGCAAGCACCTGAAACACCACCAAGTAAATGTTTACCCCACGCCACAACCTTTTCTTCACGCCTGTATGTCAGGCTTAACAAAACGCCATCGCCTCGCACCGCCCAAACTACAGAATCTGGTTCTTGTTGATAGGCAAGCTCATCAATGCCATTTTCCGTGACATCTTCTGCCAAGATTGTTAGGTCAGGGGCAACATAGGAGTCTGTGTCAAATTCGTATGCCAGTTCTCTGAGTTTTCGTTTTGCCCGTTGCACAAACAATGTGACGTTTGCCACCTGCACAGGCTGAATGTCAGCTGACCCATAATTAGATTGTTTCCGTATCAAAATGTTTGTTGGTGTAATGGCTGCATCTGTCCCAGACGACACAATAAATTCACCACCTGATGTTCCGACAATAAGGTTTCTTCCAGAAGATATATAGCGAATGACATTGACATCATTTGCACCAATCGTAAAAATCAATGCGTCATCAGCATCCGTTCCCTGTTTGAAGTTTTCAAAATCTCCTGACTTTGAAAAGAAAACGGTTTGCGGTTGTTCGCTTGTCCCACCAAATACCAGACGTTCTTCAAAAAATGCAACTGCTCTTGGATGCCCTGTCGTATCGCTGAACGCACCTAACGACCATTCTGTGCTTGTGCCTGTTCCAGAAAAATCCTCAAGAATTGTAATGGTTGCACTGGTAGTAGAAGCAACTGCTGTGATTTGTGCATACCCTGCAAGAAACGTCACTAAACGACCCACATCAGTCGATTGCAGACCGTCACCGCCATTCACACCTGCGGTTGCTGAAACGGTCAGTGTCCGACTGCTGCCAGTTGTGTGAGAACTGGTCATGGTTGTCGTCGTTGTGTTTTGACTGAGATAAGCTCCATCTGTCAGTGTCACTTCTGTTAAAGTCCAAGACGTATGGGCTGTTCGTGAAAGTTTAGAGATTTCGTGTTCAGGATGAACGATATACATTACGTCACCCGTCTGAGCGAATTTTAAGGCGGGAAGTTGTGCAGTCGTGTAGCTTGTTGAAATTTCATAGGCTGCACTTGGTGAACCAGAAACAATCTGTCCGTTATTACGATAAAAACGAATATAATTGTTTCCAAATTCTAAGATGTAAGTGTCCTCAACACCAAACTGAAATGGAATTAACCGTGTTTTGGCAGAGCTTGTTTTGACTTCAGCAACATGGCGTGTCCCTGGTCTGCGTGTCACACCGCCTGTCGGATGGACTAAAAAGTTTTCAAGGGTTGAGCAACTTGAAAAATACTTTTGTAAATCTGTTCGACCATCGAGGCGGGGGCTGACAAGCCCTGTCTGAAACCCCGCAAACGCAGGTGAAAAACGTGCCATTAAAAACGACTTTCAATAAATGTTTCAGCCATAATGCGATCAGGCATACCCTCTGCTGCATCCGTAAATCGTGCCTCTTTTAATTTTTCTTCGTAACTGACCAGCATAGGATTGAGCAAGGCAGCAGACCCTGTGACGGCATAACACAGTTCTGCACTTAATCGGGCTGCTATGGTTTCAATCAACAAAGAGTCGTATTCGTTGGGGTCTGTCACTCTGGCAATGTAAATAATTTTAGCCGTTGATTCATTTGTTAAAAGTTTACGCCCTTCAATTTTGAACATAATTTCGCCATTGTCATAGGCAGCAGCATCTGAATTAGTTAAGCCTGTCCACAATGTCAGAACTCTTAAACAAAATGGGTCAACGGGAAGCTGGTATTGATATGAAAAACCAAAACTTGGTGTGTCAGCCTGAGCAAGCTCAACACGTTGAATGAGACAATTCCACGGGTGTGCCCGAAACACAGTATCCCGCACAAACTCATAGCGTTGATTGCATAATCTGCCTGACTTTGAATCCTCAGTAAGGCTGTTAATGTTTGATGCACCTAAATTATTCAATGCAATATTGCAAATATCGACTTCACTTGCCATTCATTCTGTTCCTAAAAATAGTAGCAATGCAAGACGCTCTCCCTCATGTGGAGTAACGCGATGAATTTGGTCTGAACTGTATGTCACCAAATCCAAATAATGTTTGTATCTTTCGGCAGGGTTTTGAAACTCAAACCATCCACCTGTAAATTTTTCTGGCTCTGATAACAAAACAGAACCTGAAACCACACACCATGCCATGTGATTTGTGTCGCCCGTGTCTTTATGCCAATCGTGTCCGTCTTGGTGACTTTCCACACGGCAATAACTTGGGCTTTCAAGGCTGATATTAGGCACTTCACGCCTAATCCATTCCACAACTCGATAAATAACAGGGTGTGCAAAAGTGTGCTTACCTACCGCCAGTATCGAGGCTTCGTTTGGAGTAATGACGGATGGCACAACTTTTCTAAAAGAATTAGGGGAAGCCAAAACAAGCTTCCCCATCATCTTTGTTTTTAGTCAACAACATATGTGATTAAGAATGATAAATCCCCTGCTGTGTCACCAGCAGCATCAAACTTTAATCCTATAAAATAATGACCACCCGGGTCAGTAGAATCACCTGCATCCTCAAAAACTTTTTGACCCATAACATTTATGTTACGAGCTTCAAAAGCTACTTCAGTGCCTGTAATTACCGCAGCCCGCAAATCTGTAATTGCAGACGCATAGCAATCGTCATCCTTCGCAGTCACTGTCGAAGAATTTGCATATAAGCCTACATCACACGTATTTGTCGTGCCAGAGTCTAGGTCGTCATTGTAAAGTTTAATGCTGACAACCGAAGCATTAGTTGGAATTGGCGCTAACATAACTGTGTCAGTAGCCGATAAGTCACCTGCTGCAAGAGCAATAGTTCCACAAGCAATCCTCATGCGCCCATGTAAATTACTTACATCATTTTGAGCATGTGGTGTTGCTAAGAAATTGGTGACAAGTGTTTGATTAACATTAGCCATTTGTCACTCCTTTCTACTCGCTACAAATGATTTCAACGACTTTATCTTCATCCATTCGCGTAGCCCCTACTGACATGCAGTAGTAGATTTGATTAGAATAAGATTTATCGCTTCTTTCGCTGATACGAGCAGTAATATCTTTACCCACAGCGAGTTTTAATCCATCTTGCGCCCAAGCAATAACCCTGCGTTGGGAGCTTGCATTTGCGTCAAGACGGTTAGTTATAATGAACTTGAAACCAACAAACGTGTCAATTTCACCCTGCACTAGAGCCTTTCATACCACTACGGTTTTCACCGCCAAAAACATTGTTTGTGGTCTGGACTATCCCTTCACCCCGTAGGGTGTCGCCCGTCTAGTCTCTACACCTTCCATATGGCTTGGCTCGGGATTAGCATGTTAAAGCCTTCCCCGAATTTGAGCGAGTTTCGTCTAAAGCTTTCACTTTAGATAGGCAAAGAATTTACCGTGTTAAAGTCTGCACTAGTCACAGTAGTCGAGTTCAGTAAGTCCTCAAGCTGCTCTGGTGCAACTGCAATATAGGTCTGTATGCTAGGGTCAACATTATTCTCTAAGAGAATTTTTCGTGCTGACACTAATTTTGCAATAGTCAGACCTGCCGCAGGTGAGCCAACAGCAACTTGATTTGCAGCTGGAAATGAGGTCGTGCTTGACCCATCTTTTCCTGTGCTGCTGTCTGCGAAAGCGGCTGAGATAATTTCATCATCGACCGCCCTTCCCATAGCCGCTGCCGCAGCTTTTGCATAACTGCTGGTTGGATCAGCAAGTGTTTTGACCTGATCAACACTATCTATCAAGTCAGCCCACTCATAGTCGACCAATGTTACCATCCGTCTGCTATGGGGGGTCGTCACCAATGGAGTATCTTGGTGGCGACTTGTGCGCTTCCTTCACACTACGGTTTTCACCGCCATAAAATATGTTTGTGCGCTGGACTTTATCTTCATCTTAAAAAGATGCTGCCCGTCAAGTCTCTACACGTTCCCAAATTAGGGCTTCGCTCGGTATTAGCATTTCAAAGCCTTCACCGAATTTGAGCAGTTTTCGGCTAAAGTTCACACTCTAGCTAGGCGAAAATTCACCGCAGCTGCTGAACCGACTTGATCAAAAAAAGCTTTTTCACCAGTTACAGATTCTTCATCGACAGCAGACCGCAAAAGCGACCCCATCTGTTGACTCAGCATCTGCACGTTTGCACTAAACTGGTTGACAAAAGCTGTTGTAATTTGCGTAGACATGCAAATACCCTTTCATCATTAGTAGGTTAAGTTAAAAAATTACGACTGCGGGGGTTGTCAGTATAAATACTGGCTCCCATACATTTACGATGCTACTCGGACAGTTCACACTGTCAGTGTTGGAGGGGCTACTCTCAGCAGCTTATCCTACAACTATGGAGACAGCACATCATCATTTTCACTTGGCAAAGCCTGTTCTCTCAACGCCAACGCTTGATCAATATAGCTTTGGTGCTGTGGGTGTCGCTTGTCCCAATAAGGTGAATTTGGTGCTGTCAATTCTGCTACCCGCCTCATCGCTTCATCAGGTGTCATTACCTGTTCGCTACTGGCGGTTTTAATGGTATCTTCTGGTAATTGTTCGGCAAGTTTAGCAAACATTTTAATAATCGCGGGGTGATCTCCTAACATGCGACCATCGTCAAGTTTAACCTGATCAAACACGTCTCGATCATCCAGCAAAATGCGTGACGCATCTACGGCTTGTTTTGCTTTTTGATCAAATGCCCTGCCCCATTCTTTTTTCAAATCTGCAAGACCATCATCTGTTGCCTGACCTGCGGCTTCTGTCATGCTTTCCACAGAGTCGGTTGCCAGCTTGTTGTAAAATTCTAACAAGCCCTGTGCCTGTTTGTTGTTTAATCCAAGACCATGTGCAGTTTCTGCAAACGCCCCGATTAGCTGGTCGTCAGATTCCCCTTCATATTTTAGATCATAGTTTTTTGCATCTTGGGGGCGACCGAGTCTGTCATAGACCTCTAACCACTCATCGTCAGTTGCGTGTTCAGATGGTAAAGCAATTTTATCTGCACCAATCAATCTTTGTGCATTTACATAAGACTTAGCAAGTGAGGGAACATCATTAAATTTTAAAAGGCTGGCATCCATCTTTAATTCGTCAGGCAAGCCGTCACGCCAATTACTTTCATTTGTTGTTGTGTCTTGTTCTGTGCTAGGTGCAGCTGTCTGTTGTTCGACAGGCTGCGTGTTCTGTTGTGCAACAGTTGTCTGTCCTTCATCAACTGACATTTTATGTCCTTTCTATTTTTTCGTGTTTGCAATCATGTTTTCAATCGTCAGCACAACTGACCGCTGACCTTCAAGAAACGCACTCTCATGGGAATCCCCTGCTACAAAGGTAGGGGTTGTCATGTGAAAGCGTTTTCTTAAATCATCTAAAATCGTTGTGCCATCTTCACTGTTAAAGACCAACTTATAAGCAGCATACAAATCATTCAGCTGCTTGGGTGGTTTGTTGTCCTGTGTCTGTCTGCTGTTGTTGCTCAAAATTTGCTACCTCCCGTAATGCAGGGGCTGCCTGACCTGCGGCTTGTGCTATAGCCATTGCTTCCTGAAGTTGTGCCTGTTCTTGTGCCTGTGCTTCCTGTTCTTCACGTTCTTCAATCATTTGTGATTGAGATTTCCGCACCACAGCGGGAACATCCAATGTATCTAGCAGATAATCTGCCAACCCATCGACATCAACATGATCAAGAATAGGAGCAATTTGTGCCACCTGACCCATAACTTCTAATGCCCGCATGATGCTTTCCAGATCACCCTGCTTCTGAGCTTTTGCCAAAGGCGAAACATAGCGAATGTCTAAGTCCATGCCCGCAAGAAACTCTGGTGCTTCTGCAAACAAACCTTGGCGTGACATCAACATGAATGACCGTGTTATCAATGGCTGGAGTAATTCAGCCTGTAGGCGACCTAACACAGGAGCCATAATACGCATACGGCTTTCCTGTTCGCCTAAAATTTGTGTCGCTGTTTTTCGTGGAGCATCCATTGGCGGGAACAGCTGGTCAACATAGAAGGCATTGCGTATTGCCTGTCGCCTTTGTTCTTCCATGTTAATACTGACAGGAATATTTGCCCCGATTTGCAACGGCTCGATACGGTCACGGGTTCCGCTGCGGTAATAATTTAAACCACCTGGTCGAGTGCGAACAGGTTGGACAAATCCATCATCTGGAACCATGAGTGGCGGGTCTATAAGTTTTTGTGCCGCACGAATAGATGTTTCGGACATCTTGTTTAACATTTTCACATCTGAAAGGCACGACATCGCGGGACTTCTTCCATAGGTGCTGATGCTGTCTTTCAAAAACCTGCACACTAAAAACGCCTGTTCCTCAAAACCGCTTTCCCGCAAAATTGTTTTTGAGTCAGGGTCATAATGCACAGAAGCAATCGGCATGTTTTCCTGTCCGATTTTTCCAATCTGTCGATCTTCACGGGGCTGGATAACCTGCATGATGTCAAATTCTTCCAGCGGGTTTTTCTCCGCAGCTTCTGCAATTTTTCTTGGCAAAATAGACAGACCAAAATCATCAGCGGCTGCTCTGGCAGAGAGTTTGTATTTACGGTAAATCGTATCGACAATGCCGCGAGAATTTTCGGTAATATACATTTCTGCAATGTGGCGGGTTGAAAACCGCAACCCAAACTTGGCATCGCTCTCAACATAAATACAGCCTGTGCCAAACGTCACCAGATCATAATACAGTTCATGCACTTCTTGCTGAAAGTTTGAGTGGTGAAATGCCTCATACATGCGTGTCGTGACAGTCTGTAGCCACTCCATAGCATCAATATTATCGGCAAGTGTTTTATCCTGATATGCCAGTGTGAACCAAGGGCTGCTGGCATTTGTCAGCATCCCATGTAAAGAGGAGGCTAACAATTCAACAGCATGAATGGCGGTTGCATCAAAAATTAATTCTGTCCGTTTGTCACCTTCTTGCCGTTTCTTTGTAATGTCAGCCTTTCTGGGGAGGCAGTAATCTGCAATTTCCTGCCAATGACTTTCCCAAACAGACCTGTTTGACTGAAGCTTTGTAAAACGTCTGTGCAACGCTTCTGCTGTTTGACCTGCCTGAGAGTTGTTTGTCTGTCTGTTGGTGTTGTCTGAGTATGCTTCTGCCATTAGCTGTATGCCTTGTCTGAAATACGATTCATTAAGCTTGTCTGTCCAAAACTCTGTGCAGCTTTTTCTGCACGACCACTGGTTTTCTGACCAAAACGTATCAAAGGATTGACCGCAGTTGTTGATGCAGATTTGTTACCCAACATCGGCTGTGGCGACACACGCCCCATTGCCCCCGCCAATTCCTGACTATCTGGCAACACAGACAGACCATGACCTGCTACACGGTGTGTCATTACTGACCTAACAATGTCTTTTTCGTTGTTTCGACAGGCTCACCCATAATGGAGCGTTTCTTTAAACCGCCCTGCCCTGATGAACGCCCTAAAACCCGTCTGCGTTTATCCTCATCTTCTGCAAACTGTTCTGCGGCTTTTTGGTCTGCTTCCGCTTGACTGACCTGTGGTGCAGGTGAGGCGGGTGCTTGACTGACGGGTGCAATCGCACTGAAATGCTTACTGATAAAACTGATAATTTTTTTACTCATGTGTCTTTACTCTTACCTAAAAGACTGCGTGTTTCAATATCTGCATCATCGTCTGCCAGACCTGTTGGTGACGTTAAAATAGAGGCTCTACGCCCTTGCTGTCGGGCAATGCGTCTGCGTTCTTCCCGTTTTGCCTGTGCAATCGACTCATCTTCGCGTGTTGGAATAGGTGGAGGGGGTGCAGGTGGTGGCGGTAAGGGGGGCATACTTATTTTAGGCATTAAAAAACTCATGCAAAAACCTCCCTTCCAAGAGGGTTGTATTTGTTATCGGCAAAGGGAGCCATGGGTTTGCGAAAGTCGTCATGGTCACGCAGGGACATGCAGAGATAGCGAAACGCATCTGCACCATGTGTCGCCCATGTTCGTTTCGGACTCGCTGCAAACACGCGGGTCTTGTCATTGTAACTTCTGTGATACTGGCGTAACGCCTCTATGCCACGCTTGCAGTTATCATAATCAAAGTAACAGCGTGACAGACTGACCTGTGCATTGTGAATCCCATCTTCCAAAGGCAGCTTTGGCAGGGTAATAAAATCCAGCCCAAGTTCGTAGGCAATTTCCCTGCGACTTTTGCCACTTCCTAGCTCACGCACTTCAATGTCGTGGGGGGCAAAGTGCCGCCCCCAGAGATACTTTTTTCTTGCCAGTTCTGACACATAATAGGGCAAGCCTTCGTTACGGGCTTCCAAGTAATCGACAAGGTGTATGGCGTGTCCAATTTGCTGATACATCCATACGCTGGTTGCGTCATTGACACCTAAATCCCACGCTGTATGCACCTTCCGCGACATATCAATCGGCACACGGGTAATGCGGTTTTCTTCCTGTGCCTTCTCCATCTCAGCCCCATAAATTGCTCCTGGTATTGCGGCTAGGAAGCTGCACTCAAATTCTTGTGCATACTGGCTCTCTGACATCATGCTTTTGGCTTCTGTCAGTTCGCTGTAGGGTAACACCTGTGTCTGTGATGCTTTATGAAGTGACACAAACCATTCTGTCGGTTTCTGCTTTGCCTGTTCGTAAAGTTCGTAAAATGCGTTATGCCCTTTCGGTGTGCCGATAAATATACAATAGGCATCCCGAAACCCCCCACCTTTTCTATCTGACAAGGCAGGGCGTATAATTTCAGGAAAGACGTTTTCACCAATGTCGGCTACTTCATCTATTACAATGCCATCGCAATACAGACCCCGTAATCTCTCACCACCATCGTCAGCACCCAACAGCTGCAAGCGTGACCCGTTTGGTAAATCACACCGCAGTTCTGTTTCGTTAAACTTAACTTTGGGTATCTTTTCGCAAAATTCTTTTACATATCCCCATGCTATCGACTTTGCTTGCTTATAAGTTGGGGCAAGGTAGTAGAAACGGGCATTAGGTCGCTGGCAGGTAATAGCATCACGCAGCAAATGGTTAATCGCCATAACGGTCTTGCCAAACCTGCGGTGGCAGACCACGACAGACCAACGGGATTCTGTCATTGCCTTGTGTAGCTCTGCTTGCAAAGGTCGGGGCGTATAGGGAATACGCACAACATTAGCAGATTGTCTGTGGCTAGTGGACATACCGTGAGGAAGTATAAGGGTTAAAAAGCAGACTATCTTCATCTGCCTGTTCTTCAGACAACTGGCTGTCATCACTGGTAGGCATGATTGTTTCAAAGGCAACCAACGCCATTTCTTCAGACACTAGCCCCCGCACAGAGATCAACAGCTGCCAATCACCTTCAGGCATCTGCATGGTGTGGGCGGTAAAAAAAGGTTTGTTTGTTGTTGGCATGGAGTTGACCTGCGTTAGAGTGAATGGGTGGTATTCGGGAGTATTATCGTATTAGCAGGGGCGGGCAAAAATGGGCGGGGTGGGGTCGCAGAAAACTGCCAAAAAATAAAGTGCCACGCCCATGCGTTAGGTATTATACCTGTAGCCACCCCAATAATATCAATGACTTAGACATTAAATCCTGTGGTAATCCTTACAAACTTTAAAAGCTTTGGGGGGATGTTCCCCTTTGGTTCTTGTCTTTCATGCGTAGTGCTGCGCCTTGAGCAATGTGCTTAGTATGGGTCTTTTCCACCCTCTCGCCCTGACAACAATCGTCAACCACTTGACCGCAGACACTACATTGTGAATGACCATGCACCTCGATAGCTGTCGCATTGCTTTGACAATAGCCACAGACGATCGCGGGAAAGACTGTCAGTGAGAGCGTCACTTCTTCTTGAAGCCAGACTTCATGTTCTTATAGGCTTTGGCACTCACGGTGCTTTTCTTCTTGCTGCGTGAAGTCCCTGCCTTCTTTCGAGCATTGATGTTGTCATACAACCCAGGTTTCTTTTTCATATCAATAAGACCTACCTATTATCATTCAAATCAATGACGTTTGTCTGTTTGTGTTGTCCGTTGCTTGTCTGTGTCTCTGTCTGTG